TGACAAGTCACTAAAGCTGTAGGTAGTTGTAGCAGCACCATCCAACAACAACGTAGCCTGACTTACAGTACCACTATCAGCAGGGTTGCTTAGGTTAATCTGAATGTCAGACGTTGGGGTGATTTCAAAGACTGAGCCAGTGGATAGGTCTAGGGTGTTGGTGGTTTGGACTGTGGAGTATTGGTAGACAGACTGGTTGGCGACTCCTGATATAAACATTTTTTCGCCATCTGATGAGAAGTGAACATCCACTGGTGTAGAATCCTGAGAGGCGACACTAAAGCTAATGTTATCAAAGGAAGCAGTAGAGACATCCCAAGAAGTAGAAAGACTGTACTGAAGCACTTCATCATCGTTTATTCCAACCACAAAAAGCACTGAGCCATCAGACTTAAAGAAAATTCCTCTTGGATCACCTTCTTGACTTGCTACAGAAAAACTTTTACTTGCATAAGAAGCGGTACTCAAGTCCCATGCAGAACTCAAGGAATACTGAAATATGGTCTGATTGGTGTTTCCACCAGCGTACATTTTTGTTCCATCGGCACTGAAAAACAAGAAGTTTACATTACTACCCCCAACTTGCGTTGCGACACTAAAGGAAACACTATCATAAGAAGCTGTAGACACATCCCATGCAGAACTTAAAGAATACTGGCGCACATTGCTAGTTTGCTGACCAACCATAAACATTTTTGTTCCATCAGACTTAAATTGAATAGACGTTGGAGAAGTATCTTGCGATGCTACGCTAAAACTTTTACTACTATACGATGCTGTAGATATGTCCCAAGCTGTAGATAGAGTGTATTGATACACAGTATCATTGACTAAACCTACTACATACATTTCAGTGCCATCAGACTTAAATGTAATCCCTCGTTGGTTAGTTTCCTGCGATGATACGCTAAAACTCTTACTATCGTAACTAGCCCCAGCTAAGTAGTACCCCACCCTCCCAGACGTAACAGTACCCAAGCCCTCGTGATAGACAGTGGGCTGGATACCGTTCTTTACTTTAAAGTCTTTATTGTTTGCCATGCTTCACCTTTCCACTTGGCTGAATGTATTACAGAGTAATAGCTTTAACTGTAAATGCTGTGCTATTAGTTGATGCTGGGGTAGCTAGGATACGGACGTTACCACCTGATAAGTCTACATCAAATGTAGCTAGTGCAGTGTTAGTATTAACTTGTGCATACTCAGTAGCTACAGCAGTTGTACCATCATGTGTGATAAGCAACTCAGTGATACTACGTTCTGTAGCTGCTGAGTCATGCATCGTAATAATAGCTTTAATGCCATCATACGTTGTTGCGTTATAAGATGCAACAGTTACTTGTGTTGTAGCTGTAGTAGTTTGTGTTTGTGTGTCAAACGCTTCTACTGCAGCATTTACCCATGCACTACCGTTCCACTGTAAGTATTCACCAGACGTAGCACTTGTGATAGTTACATTGCTAATATCATTAAGAGTATTGATAGTAGGAATACTAGCATTAACCCAAGCTGAACCATCCCACTTCAGAAACTCACCTGATGATGCACTCGTAATAGTAACATTAGAGATGTCATTCAGTGTGTTAATAGTAGGGATACTCTCAGCTTGCCAGCCGTTAGTAGTGTCAAATGTAAGTACTTGCCCATCTGTAGGCGACATAGCACTGTACACATTGTCTAAGTCTTGAATGTTAGAAGGTACAGCACTCTCTTTAGCTAGTGGAAAACCACCTGTTGTACTGCCATCATGAACAACTACTGTGTTCTTAGTTGAATCTATAGTGATCTCGCCAGCGGCACCAGTGAACGTGGAATGCTCAGAAGTAGTACCACGGCGGCGTTGAATTTGTGTAGACATACTTATAATGCTCCGTAATCTGCCGTTGACGTAGGTGAGTTGTTAATAAAGCCATAATCCCCTACAGTAGCACCAACCACAGCCGCTAACTGTGCTGTACTATTATAGCTATCTTCAGCCTTAGCTGCGTAGTGTAATGCAGAAAAACCTGTAGTAACACTATCTGACAAAGTAAACTGGCTATCTTCAGGGTTAATAGCTAGCTTTTCTGCATCTGCTGCACTGTCTGCTGCCGCTGTTGCTGAACCTAAAATACCATCTACATATGTTTTAGTAGTTAGGTCAGAACCTGTCGTGGGTGTGCCAGCACCCGTAATCTTATTGCCACCCATCGCAATGGCACCTGTCATAGTACCACCAGATAAGGATAGCTTAGTTGCGATGCTTGTAGTTAATGTAGTATATACATTATCGTCATCATTGATAGCTGCGGCAATCTCGTCTAGTGTGTCTAGTGTCCCTGGTGCACCACCGATAAGGTTGTTGATAGCTGTATCTACATAGTTTTTTGTAGCAGCCTGTTGTGCTGTAGTTGGATCATTAACGTTGTCCAAGGTAGTATTAGTAAAGTCTGCACTACCATTAACAGTTAAGTCACCACCAATGCTAACATTACCTGTAGTGGTTACGCTATCTAAGTAACTGTCTGCCCAGTATGCTGATGCACTACCTAAGTTGTAGGCACTATCTGTAGTAGGAATAAGTGCTGTACTGATCTTAGCATTAATAGCTACTGTGTCAGTGTTAGCATCACCGATTACAGTATTGCCATCAATAGTAACATTACTGTCAAACTTAGCGTTGCCTGTTACATCAAGAGTACCAGCAAAGTCAGCATTAGCATCAGTGAATGTAACTGCTGTAGTTGTGTTACTCTTAAGTGTGAGGTTGCCTGAGTTGTTAGTGAATACTGCATATGTAGTTCCTGCATCTTTAAGGAAAACATCTGCACCATCTGCATCTAAAACTATATCACCTGCTACATCAAATGTCAAGTTACCTGCTGCTACAGTGTAATCGTTGTCTGTAATAATAGTGTAGTCATTATCACCAATACTTAGTGTGTCAGCGTATACTGTACCATCAAAGTACGCATTTTTGTATTCTAGTGAAGATGTACCTAAGTCAATGTAATTATCTGTAACAGGTACAATAACACCATCTTGAAATCTTACCTGCTCTACTGCAACAGTGCTTACCTCAACAAATACACCATGACGATTATTGGCGGTATCTACAGCAATTTTATTTTTAGCATCAAGATCAGCAATCAGGGGTACGTAGGAACCCTCATCGGATGTACCGTCATGTTTGTGGCCTGTAGTACCTGTAGTACTGTGAGCAAAGGCATCTCTTAATTTATCGTATTCTGAATTAATCGGCGCTGCTCTAACTACTGCAGTAGGTATAATATCAGCTACTGATTGACGTGTATAACCTGACATATTTTATCTCCTATCCCCAAGTCCATATGTAATGGTCATAGCTTGAATGGTGTGGCTTGGGTCTGTACTATTTGTAACATAGCTGACTGACATAGATTTTGCAGAACCAACAATGTTAGTAGATTCTACAGGTGAGGGATTTCCATCGTAAATATCTGTTGCATCAAATGTAGCGGCATCGTAAAAAGCTGCAGTACCTTCAGTAGACAAATTGTAATCTGATGATACACTACTTTGTGGATTACCATAATCAAAGTCTACTGAAACAACTACATTAACTACACCCTCTGAACGCATATAAGTATCTAAGTCATAAAACGTTTTACGTACCGCAGGATCATCCATATAAAAGTAAGGTGTTTGATATAGGCTAAATATTTTATTACCGTTAAAGCTTGTGCCTACTTCTTGCCGATACACGTAGCCCTCAGAATCCCCGTGTATAACAAACTCTTCATCGCCTATATAACCACTTGAGGCTGTCTTTACATCTACCCCTACAAGTTGACTATACTCAAACCCCGCGCCACCTTGCCCACTTCTACGTATAGAACCTAAAATACCCAAAGAATCTTGATCAGCAAAGAACATTCTAAACTGTGACTTCTTTTTTATTACTACTGCTGTTAGGGTAGCCAAGTCTTCCTGTGCTGTATACTTTTCAAAAATAGATTGTATTGGCTTAGAAAGAGTAGCAAATTCAATATCGCCGATACGATCTGTACCTGTGATAGGCCTTATACCATCAGGCGCTAGAAAAAGTACATCACCATTAAACTCTATAACAGTATCAGGTGCAACACATCCTATGTTAGATGTTATAGTTTCAACAGCAAAGTTAGCGATGTTATCACCAGTTAAACGTTTAATATTATTAGAGCCGAATATAAATAAATTATTACGAAAAGACTTAATTTGTATAATCTCAAAGCCTACATTAATAACACCCGCACCACTAGCAGGGGTCCAGTCTGTTTCATTTACGTTTGCACTGAAGTACAAGTTGTACGGCTCTGAACTATCACCACCTAAGAATAAATGATTGTTAAACGCTGCAGCTAAACTAGGCGCAGAGGGTACGCTGCCTGTATTAAGTTGTGTATAAGTAGTACCGTCCCACGTAGCGGCAGGGTTGACTCCATCCACAACAACAAACTTAGGTGTTCCCCAATTAAAACTTTCAAACCTAACTTTACTAACACCTGTCATTGTAGGTGAGCCTGAAGTGGTTATTGCTTGCCACCCTTTAACAGTAGGGGTTGATTGCACCGTACCTGTAGCAGAAGATGTACCGCCTGTTAAAACATTGCCTGTAGCAAATATATTATCTGGCAACTTACCAAAGTCAATTACAAGAGCATCTGCTGTTTTAGATATAACTGTACCTGTAGCTGCTACTGCAGTACTATCTCCTGAACTAACAACACCTGTTACAGTTTCACCTACTGTAAAACCAGATCCTTCACCCGTGCCCAACGATACATCATAGTAGTGATTGTACCAATGTAAATAATTATTTCCTGATGTGGGTTTACGTGCAGCAAAGATGCCTTGGTTAATACCTGCTGAAACATGTACTCCCAAAACGGGTGAATTAGCTAAACCAGTTAGTTCACCGTATGCTCGTGTGTATCCGCTTATACGACGATACCCACCATCAAGGGCGGGTTCATAATTAATCATACGTATAGCTGTACCTGAAAGCTGACCCCCCTGTGTAAGGGGATCTGTATTAATTACTAATCCTCCCTGACAAGGAGAAGCAAATGTACGCAGATTATCTGGCATTATTTAGTGCCTGTATTAGAGTTAAAATGGTATCCCGTTAAAACAGTAGAAGTCACATACATAGGTGAGTCTAGTAATAAACGCCGCATGTTATCAATACCATTCTCAAACTTCTGTTGATGTATAGCTCCACCTTGTTCATTTGCCCTAAACCGCATTAAGTACATAACTGCGCCATCAACTATGACAGTGTTAAACCTATCAGGAATAATACAAGTATCATTATACACAGTTAAGTCTGAAGGAAACTTCCAATAACGGTACTCTATTTCATACGCTTCATCAGGAAGAGGTGTTACGCCAAACTTAGTATCTTGTGTTTGGTAAACTATATTAGGCGTTGAGTAGCCATTTGTACTTGAAGCGTCTTCTATAGCGCGATGGTATCTAATGTAATCATTATAAGTTATTACGGGTAATCTTCCAGGATCATTACTTGTAGATACTAGCTTCTTAATGTAAAACGTATCCCAATCTGCCTTGGAGTAGTCAGAAGGAAAAGCATAAGTTCCTACACCTGAAGATAGTGTTTGAGTGTACGTCACAAGAGTAAAAGGCCACTCCTGTGA